TTGATTGTTTAGAACCTTACCCATCACTCCTTCAAAAGCCACACCTTTTCGTTGTAGATAAGCGTGAAAGCCCAAAGCACCGACACCAATGCTGCGCTCACGACTGGCAGAATACCTTGCACGTTCAATGGAGGAAGGAGCATTATCAATAAAATACTGAAGAACATTGTCAAGCATTTCAGCGGTATCACAAAGAAAATGAGGATGGTCTTTCCATTCATCATAGTACTCCAAGTTTAAGGATGACAAACAACATACAGCAGTTCTTTCTTCATTTGTTGGTAAAATGATTTCTGAACATAAATTGGATTGATGAATCTTCAATCCTAAGTCTTTTAGAAATTGAGGCATCATTCTGTTACTAGTATCAATATAGTGAATGTAAGGTTCACCTGTATGCATACGTAATTCTAAAATTTGTTGCCATAGATTTTTGGCTGATACTGTTTCACGTACAATACCTGAATGTGGGTCTGTTAAATTCCAATCATCATTTGCTTCTGAATCCAACATACACTTTTCAATGATGTTCATAAAGTCATCGGTGATATTAACACCGTGGTGTAGATTCAGGCAACGCACATTGGGGTCACCTGTTGGTTTACGCATCTCTAAGAAACCAATAATGTCAGGATGAGAAATATCAAGGTAAGCAGCATAAGAACCACGGCGAGTACGGCCTTGTCTATAAGCCAACGATGAAGCATCATAGATTTTAAGGTGAGGTAACACACCAGTAGACTTATCATCAGTAGAACGTATGCCAAAACCGATACCAACACCACCGCCAAGCATAGAAAGCCAATTAGTTTCAGAAAGGTTATCAACTAATCCCTCGGCAGTATCTTCAATAAAATTAAGAAAGCATGAAATAGGTAACCCACGCTTAGAACGACCAAAAGAAAGGATTGGAGTACTAAAACTAAGCCAATGATTAGAGGCGTAATCGTAAAGGCGCTGACTGTGTTCAGGATCAGTTCCAAACTGTTTTGCCACAAAGGCGAATCGGTGTTGGGGTGATATTTCATCTTCTTTCATGTAACTTTCTTTGAGTCTTTTAATTCCTAACTCATCAAACAGTTTATCCTTTTCTAAATCTATTTTAATACCCAGATACTCTTCCATATTTTCTACCTTATTATTATTTTGTAAATTGTTCTAATTGTGGTGGTGTCCAGCCTTCTGGCTTCAACACTTTACCATCTTCTCTTTTAATTACTTTACCTGTTTCTGAATTAATCTTTGCCAAGTTAGAACAAGCTACTTCTTTCCATGCAGCATCCACATCCCAACCTTTCATATAACAGTAACCTAGAATAACCCAAATCATATCCATACAAGCGTCAAGTTGTTCTACATCATCTTCAGCATTAAATGCGTTAATAAATTCTGTAAATTCTTCTACAATTAAGTCTCTATAAAGAAAAATATTCTCGGTGGTTGGTTTTTGTTCACATGCTTCAATAAAAGTTTTTACATCATTATACATTTACATATTCCTTAATCATTGGAAAAATTGGTTCAATTGCATCAGCACAGGCCAATGCTACATCTTGATGTTCTTTCTGTGTACCATTCGCTGACCTGAGTTGTATATAGTGAACCCAAGAACGAAGCGTTCCATTCATATACAAACGTGAACCTGTCATACCTTCTGGTAATACTGCTCTCGCCTGTTCCTTTGCAATACCAGCCTCAATTGCCCATTGATAGTTTTCTTTGGCCAAGGCAAGTACATCTTGTTGTCTACGTAACCATTCATGGATAAGAAATCCATCATCTTCTATATTCAGTACAATACTATTCTGACGATTCTTTGTGTCCTGTAAACGACATTCTTTCAATTCAAATCCTAACTGGGACGCATCAGCATACCGCTGACTAAATTCCTGAAAGGAAAAGGAACGATGCCTTAAAATCTGTCTTGCTATATCCCGTGTGGTGTCTATCTCTAAACAAATGCTCACCATTTCAAGTGGTGACCAATGTTGGTTTTTGATAAGATAACGAACCAACTTTTCAGACGTTTCGTTATTATTTTGATTGGCAGGATTTGATACTCTGGCTGCAAAAGCAACCTGTTCTAACAAATTCTTACCGTCTGTACCCTGTGTGTATGATATCAATTTTACATTCATAATTAAACCTTTTTCCAATTAATAAATTCCATCTTAGCTCTGAGATTCACAAAGGTATTCTTACTTATGATATCTTGGATTTCATCTGGTGAGAATCCAGTAAGTATCATATCATTAATATCTTTTTCTTCAATATACTCAGGCCAAATCACTACATTATAATGCTCCTCAATACATTTGTCAATCTGTTTACAAATATCTACGTTCCGTGGTTCATTATCATATACCAGAACCACTTTATTCTTATCAAACAACTTAGATATTGATGACAGATTTGAATCCGCAGTTGCCACAGCGTTCTCCAAGAACATGGAGTCAATAGGACCTTCCACTACGTAAATAGTCTCCTCCTGATTGATACGGTCAAGGCCAAAGACCTTACTGTTGTCATCATGTAGTTTGACAGTTATATATCTTAGTTTGGATTGACCAAGTGCTCTGCCTTGAAATGCAATAAGATTCTTATCAGTATCATAGAATGGTATTACCAGTCTTGGATCATCTTCTTTGAGTCCTTCTTTTTCAATCTGGAGCGAATCCACGAAACCTTTGAAATCTTCTGCAAAGTATAGTTCCGAATGAAAGTTCTCGGGAATCTTCCGTGCCTTAACATACACTTTAGCATAATGGTCATCTGGTAAAGAGTTAATCGCCGGTATACCCAAAGACTTCTTAAACTTGGGCGCTTCCGTTTTGAATTCTTCAAAGGTCGGTTTGACATAGTTGTTTGCACTGGCTGAATCCTTATATCTTTCTAATGAATATTCTTTTGACAAGTTTGGATCAACTTTGTCAAGCAAGTTGAAAAAAGTGGTAGAGACACCACAATTATGACACATATAAAAATAGTCATTCTTTTTTCGGTATACGTAACCACGGGATTTGGATTTGTTCTTTTGTGAATCGCCACAAAGCGGGCACCTGAAGTTGTACAGGTCTTCCTTCTTTTGTGTGAATTTGTTCAGCTTTGGAGAAAGCCTCAGCAAAAATGTTCTATCAATATAAACGGACATAACGAAACCATGTGATTAAAGTTCCGTTATTGTAACAGAACCTTAATATTTTGTCAAGTGGATATTAGGTAAAAAATCCCAATAGTTTATCGGCGTGGCCTGCAAAGAAACCGCCGGCCGCAACGACACCGGCAAATGTCCAAATCAATTTATCTCTCTGCGTTTTGATGGCAGATATTTCCTTGGACAAAGCGGCATGTTGGTCACAAGATGCATCATACATTTCTTTGAGTTGACCTTTGATATCATCACGGGTCTTATCCAGACAGTCGTGCATATCTTTAACATCGACTTTAAGTTCGTCCATCTTTTCATTAAGATTTTCAACCTTAGTCTCAACAATGCCTAATCTCTCTACAGTGGTTGCCATTTTATTTCTTTTCGGGAACAGAATTGCCATCTAATTTTTTGTGGATTTTAATTTTTTTACAGTCTTGTGCAGGTTTTCCTGTTTTCTTATCCATAACAGGTTTACCGGCTTTATCCACTTTATCATGGCAAACTTCTTTTGTTTCAGCAGCAAATACATGATTATTAAATGCTGGAAACCAAAGACCCAAAACTAAACAAAAAGACCAAAATACGTTCTTCATAATAACTCCTTAGATTTCTGGTTGAAATGCTGGTGCTGGCGCTGGTTTACCACCAAAGCCTACTACCACTTGTGATGATACTGGTGACATACTCATACTACTTGGAGTTGAACTTCCAACACTGTTAGTAGAAATACTAGAAGTACCCATTGGTCCATTTATTGTTGTTGTTGTGGACCTAGGATTTCTATCCCATCCTGAATTTGCTGCTTGCAAAGCCTTTTCTTGTGCTTCTGGAGTACTTGCTAACATAATGCCAGATAATGTACCAGTTAAGAATGTTGCAATAGGAATAATCAATTCAAAAAACTTATTGTCAATTGGACTGATTGCATCTAGTGGTTGTGTAACAAAGATTAAACTGTATAATACAACAAACACAATACCAAACAATGTGAAACCAAGCAAAATACCAATGATGAATTTCAAACGATCCATCAATTCTTGACTTGTATAACGTGGTGAATCCACAAACAATTCTCTAATCATTTACAATCTCCTTTTTTAACAACTGGTGCTTGTGTACCAGCGGGTGTACTCATCCTTTTTTCATTTTTAATAATCATATCAGGACAAGTTCTTGTCGCTTCACATTCTGGTTTTTGACACTGAGCATCATTCCAGTTTGCTGGATCCTGACATGGATATCTGAATCTATCTTGACAACTTACCAAACATAACAAAAAAAGTAATGTTATTAGTTTTTTCATTTTTAACCACCGAAGATATGTAGTGCTTCTTCATAATGTTTAATTCTATCTTCAAGTCCGATTGTACCACCATTGATACGTTTGGTCATTGTTAAAATGTCACCTTTGTCCGCCAAAGCATTTAAGTTATTTGTTTCCCAGAACCAGCAAGCTGATTGTGCTGCGCCTTCAAAGGTTGCAAGGTACTCAGAAGCTTCTTCTGGAGTAATTTCCAACGAATCGGCAAATGCAACGTAGTTAGATTTACCTGTCAATTGAATGAGTCCACGACCACAATACTTATATCCATCTCCAGATTCTTCCGGACCATTACCCATGCGGTTGGCATAGATGCGACTTGCAATGGCTTCTTGTTTATTTGGTTTAGAACAGTATTCTTCTGCCAATTCATCTGTTGGGAAATACTTGCCAAATAGTTTTCTCAGAGATGCTGGTTTGTAATTTAGATTCTCTTTGAGTGACGTAAAACTACCAGATTCGTGAGCACATTGAGCCATAAAAGCCGCTATTCTTTTAGGTGTATTAATCTCATAATCTGGCAACAATTGTGACAGTGCATGAAACCAATGGTCAATGTATGGATTTTTTGGAAGTAATTGTTTTAATTGTTCTTTTGTTAATTCCATTTTCAGTCCTTATAATGTTATCGGTAAAAATAACCAAAATCCTTGACACAATAATATAGTCGCAAGAATTCCAACCCCTATACTTATCCAATACATCCTGAGACCAAAGGTTATCATAGCGGCAGCCATAATAACAATTGCAATCTGAAAACAAGCATTAGAAAATGTATACCAAGGACTTCTTAATTCACAATTTGCTCTATCATCTTCTAGAGCTCTGGCTTTTGCCATTAATTCTTTTTTGCCTTCACCTTTTTCAGGATCAGATTCGTACCTATCTATCTTTGATTTTAATACTTCTGCTTTCTTGAAATCTTTACGAGCAATAGCATCATCATATCTCATTTCAGTCAAATTCTGTTTGATTGATTTGGCTTGATAAAAAGCCCAAACATTATTTGCTTCAATCGTATCACTTAATATTTGAGAAGAATTTCCACCATCCAAAATAGAATTCAAAGCCAACATAGCAGCAAATAATGTAATTAACCAACCAGCTCGTTCTTTGAATTTAGACAATATCATTTTACACTTTCAAATATGTGTTTTTGTGTTTGATACCATTCAATCCATGCATCATCTTTGACTACACATTCGTAATACGTAGTGTAATTATTTGTTATTGTTTTTGTTATGTCTGATAGATTTGCTTCTTCACCTGTTTTTTCCAATTGAGGACATTTTTGCATCAATCTTTCCGGAACTTCTGGAAACTTAGCGGTAACTGGAACAGTGGTGGAACAACCAACCATTAATAAAAGTAAAAGATATTTCATTTTGGAGGCTCCGCTGCATCATTAATTGATTTGATAAATTCTTTTGGTATTTCACATTCACCGCCTGGTGCAAACTTAGTATCATATTTAACAACTTCACGGTCAATATATTTTACAATATCCTCACCACGGGTTTTAATCACTTGTGTTTTCGTTACTAATTTTGTGACAATCTTTACATTTTCTTCTTTTGATTGCACTTCAGCTGCAGCAACTTTATCTTGCATTTCTTTGACTCTTGTTTCCCACTTTTCATTATCATGTATTGCACCGGCCATGAATGTACCAATTGCAATTGCAAGTATTGAACCGATTTGTATGGGAGTTTTATAGACATATAGAAAAGGAATGAAGCTGAGAAATCTTATCAAATATGATACGACCAAACCAAAAACGCCGGCTATTAAGACGGCGTAGAATATCCAATTAGGTAACCATTGCAACATCCACATGATAAATTACATCGGTGGTTTTCTTTTGGCCATCTGTATTAGTACAGGACCTTTTTTCTTATTGGTATTGACACCAGGTTCACCACCTTTGCCACCAGAGCCAGCAATGTTTCCAGAACCAACATTGTTAGCGGCTACAACACCGCCACCCATACCATCTTCTTTTACAACTTCTTCTGGTACGCAATTAGGTACCTTACGGCCACCTTTCATTTTCATACCGACAGCAGTATAACCAGTCCAACAAGCCTTTTTCAGGTCACCAGTCGGTTTTTTAACTTCTTCTAGGTATTGTTTGAATGTTTTCATATCTTTGTTAATATCTCTGCGACATTTTTATCTATTGGAATATCCGTTACTAATATATTTTTACCTTGTATGCCATACACCATATCTGGTGCAAGGTTCAAATAAGATAAAAAGGTTTTCAGTATATCATAATCTCGTTCATCGGTCTTATAGAACAATATTCTTGCTGTTGCTTCAGTACCAAAAACATTGTTCAATAAGATGATATGATTTAAGATAAGTCTTTCTTTGATTGTTTTGGTGATTTTATATCTACGAAATAACCTTTTCAGGTATTTTGTTCTTTTAATATCTCCCTCAAATTCCGACATAATGCAGTGTGGTGATGTATAACACTTAGCCGCATACATTAAAAAATTATCTTCATTCAAATCATCAAACATAGTATAAGAATGGGCACACTAGGTGCCCACCTGTTTTATAGACTGTTATAGTATGTAGCAACGTTACTTGTGTTAGCAGAGTAAGTAATTGTGGCTGTTGCGTTAGCCAATGCAACCAATACTTCTGTTTGAACACGGCCTTGACGACCACCAGTACCAGTTACAACGTTTACCCAACCTGGATGTGCAGCTGCAGCACCAGAGTTTGCTAGTGCTGCTGATGAATAAACAGTACTATTTGCAAAAACGGCATTAGCTAAACGAGTTGTAGTAACTAAAACTGTATCTTGGTTGTATGTAGATGAACGTTCACTAGATTGATATGCGATAGGCAAATCAAATTCAATTAGTTGACCAGCTGGAACTGTTCTCATAATATTGTTTGCCAAACGAACCAAACCACCAAGAACGTTGTTTACAGTGTTATTGGCTGCTAAGAAACCAGCTTCACCAACAATAGAAACATCAGGACTTGTATTTGATGAACTGACATACATTCCGTTTGCAATAGCATAGGTTGTAACATCAGCTGCGGTAAAATACAATGTATTTCCAGATGTTTGTTGATTTGCTGTAGCTAAGCGAACAACAGGACGTCCCTGTCTTTCCTTAGGCCAGTGTGGTTTGTCGTAGACTGAATCGGTATTACCCCATGATGGCATGTTATTCTCCTTTTAACCTTGGGTTATATGTTGTATTTATGTCTCTTTGTTTTTACCTTTTGGATCAGATCCTGGACGCTTTCTCATCATTGGATCAATCTCTATTGTATCTCTTTTTTCACCTGTCAAAGTAGTACCACCAGTCAGAATGGCGGCCGCTTCTGGTTTATTCTCACCAAAACTGGCTTTTGGGTCATTTGTTACAACTTTTGGTTTTTTACCATATGTTGCAACTGACTTATCTTCTTTTTCGTGGTCATATAGTTCTTCTGTTACACCTTGCTTGTATTGTTTCTCTAAGTGACCTTTAATCTTCTCAGCCTTTTGACGAGCAGCCTCACGCTTTTGCGGGCTTGTTTCATTCTTGCTCCAATGAACTGCGGTAGCATGGTCTTTCTTTAGTTGGGCAATCTTATCTTCCTTGCCTTCCGCCACACCTTTTCTCTTGTATAATGATTTAATTATACGAGCAGATTTGGTTCTTTCAGAACTTTCACCCATTGTTTTTGGTGTAAGAGCACGTTTTGCATTCTCTGCATTTCTTGCTGTTTCTTCTTCACGTTTCTTTTTGGCAGCCTCTAAAGCCTTTTGCCAACGAACTGCTGCGGATTGTGCCTCCGACATCACTTCATCATCATGTTCAACAGAATCTCCCATGTAACGGCCTTTACCATATCCACGGTCATTTCCATCATGAGTTGATGGGATTGGTTTCTGAGGACCAGAGTTTGCCTTTTTCATTTCAGCTGATGTTCTATCACTAAGTCTTTTCAGGCCAGCATTACGAGCATTAAGTTTTGTAGTTGCTTGTTTATCTTTACCCATACTAGAGGCCACTTTGACAGCAGCATCCATTCTACTCTTAACAGCAGCTTTGTGATATCCAGTAGTTGTTACCTCATCAATAACTTCTTGAGATACCTGAGACATAACTTCTTCATGTATTTTAGAAATGTAGTTGTAGTCTTTCATTGTCAACATACCTTTATTACGGATGTTAATCAACTTTTCCACAACACGATGTAAGTCCATGTCTGTTTTAATATCTTCACGAGCCAATTCCATAATACGAATAAGCAATGGAATGTCCAATGTAACAGTATCTTTTTTATCAACTCTTTCTTCTAAAGTATCTTCCAACATTCTAGATTTTTTCCATGTGATGAAGGCGCCTGTTTTAGAATGAGCAACTTTCTGATCCTTTGTGGCATATTTTGGATTAATGCCTCTAGACATAAGATATTTGTTCAATGTTGCATCTTCAGCCATATTGGCTTTTGCAGACCAAGGATCCATCGGATTTGTTCCGTATGTTGCCTGAGGTGCAGTACCTTTGACAATTGCTTTGAGTTTTTGTGCTCTTTCGGTCATGGGGTTACCTTATTCGGATGTTCCTGCTTTTCCAAGCATTTCACTTTTCATTCTTTTAAGTGTTTTAGAAGCAAGTTCTTTTGCATTGTTCAAAGGCTTGTTTTCTGCATTAGTAATGAATGGTTCATCCATTTGACTTGTTGGACCTTTAGATTCTACAACAACTTCTTCTTTTTGAGTTGGTTTCTGACCAGTCTGTGGTACACCCATCTTACGTTGTAGGTCTTTACGTTGGTCTTCATCAGAACCACCAGTCAATGCTTTGAATGCTTTCTTAGCAACAGACTTCAAACCTTCATTAACTTCTTCATTCTTTTTTCCATAGTAAGCACCAAGAGCCATTTTTTTACGTTCTGCTTTAGACTTACCAGCAAATTTTGGATTATCTGAATGTATAAAATCATGAATATAATCACCAGCATCTGCATCTTTAGAAAGAACTTCATTAATCAATTCATCAATGATTGGTTCTTCGTATCTTTCTTTCATTTTCTTCAATGTCATAGCTAAACGAGCACGTTTGCCAGATGTACCGGAATCATGTTGATGTTTTGATGCATATGCTTGAACGGACATGCCAGCACGTTTAGCTGCAGCAGTTTCTGCACCTGGATGTTTAATTGCACCAGCAATCCAATTTTTTTCATCAATATGTTCAACATCTTCATTTTTTTCTTTTGGCATTTCTTGTTCTGGTTTTTCTTTTTGTTTAGAACCACCGTAACGAGTTCCTTTTTTTACACCTGAACCACCGTTAGGTTCTGGTTGACGAGGACTTTTATAGTCAAAAGCATTTTCTTCAACTGTTTCTTCGGATTTCATGTCAACTTTGGTTGATTTGAAGTCAGCGCCAGGACCAACATCATCTTTCTTTTTCGTTTTAATACGACCAGCAAGAGTGTCCTCACTTCTGTCATTCACATCAGTGCCTTCTTTAACTTTTTGGCCACGAAGAATCTCAAAATCTTGTTTGTCAAGTTTACCATTATGGTTCTTGTCCAATTTTGTTTGATTACCTTTTAATTCTTTTTCCATGATGTCTCTAACTGCATCAGCAATCGCATCGTTTTTCTTTAAGTTTATCATTGTTGTTCTCCGTTTTAGCAATTCCATTTTCTCAAAGACTTATTGATCCTAGAATCAGGATCATGTGCCGTCTTAGCAGATGTTAACTTCTTTTTCATTCCACTCATTCTAGAGCAAAATGACTTTCTTCTATTTGCAGCTTTACTTCCAGCTTTCAACTTAGATGGCTTTGTTGTAACAGCCATTGAAAGTTTAGAACCTGGATGTTCCTTACGATATGAAGCAATACCTTTTCTATTTAACCCACCCTCCGGGTCTTTTCCAGCAGAACGTTGCCATGCGGCAGTTTCTTCTAAAAATTCTTTGAAAGATTTCATTTCTTTTTCTTCTTAACTGTAGTATAATTCCTATCTTGGTCTTTATATGACTGCATAGGTTCTTTATTAGTTGCACTGCCAGCAGTACCACTAACACCCATGTCACAAGCACCTGGATCGTCAATTGCTTCTTTGACTCTATTTCTAAAGTTCTTAAATTCTACATGTTCTCTGTATGTTACATCACCTAGGCCTGACATAGGGTATACTGTTCCCTGAGCCCGTGTATCATATTCTGGTCCAATTCCCGTCACATTTCTCATTCTTTTATTTGGTGACGGAGAATCAGAATATCTTTTTTTATTTACTTTGTCTTTGTCTTTGTCTTTGGAGAAGTTGCTTTCTTTTGGACTGGGGAAGATTTGGAGGTGCGGGGTGCTGTTGACTTCTTCACCGTAGGTTTTGAAGGTGTAGGTTCCACGCTTTTTACCACCGTTCCACTTGATATCTCCTGCGTTAGAGTCACTGGCTCTATTGTCGGGACTGATGTCACTTGGTCCGTCAGCTTTGGGACCTCCTGAACTACGGAGCTCTGGGTTTCTTTTGGTGTTCCCTTCAACCAATCTAGTACTTTCTTTAGCATGATAATTTTCCTTAAAATAATTAAATGATTCATTTGCACCCAACTTACCATGATTTTCCAACCATGAATAAGAAATATCGCCATAATTCTTACTGTCTATAAATGTATTTATTTTTTTATAGGTCTCAGTAATATCTTCCTCAATAGATTCAATTTCTGAACTATTGTCAAAATATATGAAGTTATCAAAATTTTGCACATAAGATTCTTTACAAGATTGGGCAAGTTCCCATTTTTCTCGTCTGATTGATTCGGAAACCATTTTTGTCAAACGTTGGTTTCTTTCTTGGCTTGCTTGGTCTGTGGTATTAACGAATACCATAATTGTTTCGTAACCAAGTTCTTCCAGTTCTTCTTTGATTGTAATGATACGAGAATGGTCATCAGCAGGTCCATTGATAATCAAAGGTCCACGATTTCTGATTGCTTCTCTACGGAAGTCACTAGATTTTTCAGCCAACTTCTGTTTGTCCATTAGATAGTCAAACCCTTGTACAGAATTCAACTCTACTGCTTTTGATTCGGCAATTGCTTCACGGATGATAACATCTTTACCAGAACCTGGCCCACCTGTTACAAAAATGGCTTTGAACATACCACGATTGTAAGTTTCGTGTAATCCCATACCTTTTCTTGTGTCATGCATCAATTCCTTTGCATGTGTATCGGAAACGTGGTGTGGAACGCCCTGCTTAAAGGATTTCACATCTTTGTTCTTGGCATGTTCACGCATCTTGGTGCCAGACATACCAGTCGTACCTTCTGCATCCGGATCACGTTCACCAGCAGAATGCACATGAATCTTTTTGAAATGGTATAATGCACCTTCATGTGGACCATTATACTGGTGCAATTTAGCTTTCATTTCATGTGTACGGTCAGAACCAACTACCATATGTAAATGCGTTACACCTTTTTTGTGTAGTTCAGCTGCATGGTGTAAGAACGTAGGATGTTCTTTTGATGATGCATGAAAATTGGTACCTGGAGAATATCTCTTTAGGTGTTTAACCTTCTGTGCAGCAGACAAAGGATTCTTCTTTGCATCTTGAGAATGTGAAGTAACCACAGTATGTGTTGCATTGTGTTTTGCGGCAACGTCTTTAACTTTGTCAATTAACTTCAAGTGGCCAGTAGTAGGCGGATTCATTCTACCAAAAGTAAAGACATGGTGTTTTTCACCTGTCTTTTCTTCCTTTAATATATCTAAAAATGACTTCATTTTATCTCTCATCTGACTTCACGTTACCGGATCTTCCTGCACCCTTAGGTAATGAAACACGGGGACGAGAACCTTCATAATCATGTTTATCTACATGTGTAACTTTTGCTTCGTTATTACCACTAGCAGATTTCACTAGATATGCAGCTGCATGGTGTGAACCTTCACCAAATTTACCAGCTCCAGTTGTTGCTTCTTTTCTGACATAGTGATTCAATTCTGGATGACGATTGTGTGTAGCATCCATATGTGTTTGTCCTTGAATACGATGATGTTCTAGCTTTTCTCTAGGTGCTGTTTTCATCGAATTTAAGTGTTTAGCAACATTGTTCATATCATTCATGATACCAGTATGAATTTCTTTTTTCTTTTTATCAGGCAAGTCTTTATAATTAGGATGTTTATTTAACATTTCGGATGCAGCGTGGTGATGTACCGCTGCATTTTCTTCTGGACCACCAGACATTAACTGTGAACCACCACCCTTTTTCATTGATAACCGAAGTCCTGCGCCGCCTGATTTTTTTGGATCATGTATTGAAACATCAGATTTTGATGTTGCTCCTTTAGTTGCACCATATTTTTTCCAAGTATCGGATACGGTACCTTTTTCTCCTCCCATCACTTTTGCGTGATGTTTTTCAGCTACTGCTTTCTTGAAGTGTGGATGTGTGGCCAAAGCATGAACTGTATGCATAGCTGTTTCATGTTCTGCATGATAACTGTCTTTTGATTCTTTTGTTTTTTTACCACCCGTGAAACCTTCATCACCAGCATTATTAAAATGTAATGGATGTTTTGTATCCGTTTTTGATTTTTCCAATTCATTGCTCATAGCAGATTTGTCATGAGCAATTCCTTTACTAATCATATGATTCCACACTCTAGCATGAGCATGTTCATCATTATAAGTGACGCCACTTTTGGCTTCTAATATAAATTGCTTAAGTGTTTTCATTTACGTACTTTTAACAGATTTTGTTTAGCGAACTCAGCACGATTAACCAATTTAGTTGGTTCATTATTGTGGTGTACAACGAAACCTTCTGGTTTAGACTTCTTACCTTCAATGTGGTGATGGTAACGTCCTTCGTGTGTTTCTAAAGAATTTACCAATGCATTCTTGGCTTGGTGTAAGTGGTGATGCATCGTAAACAAGTTACCATAATGTGCCTTGTGTTTTTCTACATGAGCAATCTGTGACTTACCTTCACCTGTTTTTTCTGCCTTAGACTTTTCAGTTTTAACTTTGGCAGCTTGTTTTTCATGTACATCATGTAGGTGTTCTTTGAAACCTTTAACAGATGGAACTTCATCATGTCTAACTGTTTTATTGATGTATGTAGATAGATGACCAGTTTCACCACCATGTTTGTGGTGTACTGCATCATACATTTTGTGACCATGTGTGTCATGGATTTCTTTTGCAGCAGCCATATGAGATTGGAATTTCTTTTCATTTTCATCAGAATGTTTTACTTTACTGGTGTCGTGTTCTGCACCATGAATATGGACATCTGGATGTTCTTTGAAATTGTGATGGTCAACATGAGGAGAAGCACTTTTCATGTCATCACTATATTTCTGATGAACTACAATACCTACTTTAGATTTCTTAACCTTTTCAGTATCTTCTTTACTTTTAGGTGTATAAGTGATTGTATTTGGTGTAAAAGATACTTTAGTACCTTTGGCCTCTAGAATAACACCTTCATGTAGATGTTTGGTTTCTGCATGGTGCATCAAGTCACCTTGATAAACACCATGTTTTGGTGTTACTTTTGGTAGATGTTTGAGTGCGTGTTTTAGTGTTTTTGCAAGGCCTGGTGCATGGCCATGGTTCTTATCAATATCTTTTTCTGTGTGATTAATCTTTGGATCTTTATTGAAAGCCGACTTAGTTGCAACAAAGAATTTACCATTTTTTGGATGGTGACCAAAGACAAGGGATGGAGAACCATCATACTTCATTGTCAAATCACTATGACTTGCACCAGCCTTCATGTGTGCATGAGCCTTCATTAGTGCTTCATGTGCGTGTTCAAAACCGGCATGACCGTGCATTAACGGACGGTCTTCCGCATGGTGAATATGCTTAAGTTCACCACCTTCGGCTTCTTCTTTTAAGTAAGTTTGAAATGATAACATTGATTATACCTCTAGAAATGCAACACACTTTGGTTGCCGATGGGCTTATTTATACAATTTTTTAACCAATATATTCAAACTTTTGAAATATTGGGTTTGATACATACTGACCGGAAATCAGTCTAACATATAATCTCCGGTTCTTGCAATGGTTGTTCCAACATTCAACATATCAAATTCCAATAGTTTTTCTCTTGGGACATTAAGAAAGTGACAATGTTCAGTATCCAAACCTTTGTTCATCATCTCAAAGTTTTTATAGATTATCTGTTCATAATCGTCAACCAGAGAAAGACACCATGAATACATTCTTGTTTCTAATATATGTGTGGAACCAAATTGATTCTGCACTTCTATAGGCATCCAGCTGTTTAGTCTTTTCTTAAAGATGAATTTACCCTCAGTATTGTCATAATCTCTCATATTGAAATTATCTTGTAATTTTGACCTACCACCCAATTTGAACATACGTCCCTGCATGGTTTTGAAGTCATACTTACTCTTTAGGAAAGTTATACTTCTCAACAGTAGAAAATTTTCACCAAAACTCTTTAGTTGTTCATGTGTATTAAATTGTTGAGCTTGTTGGTCTTTACTCAAATCTAGGTACATATCGACTTTAGACTTTATATTGTCTATTTTGTGTTGTTCAATTGGAATAACAGAACTATCAGTAAAAACAATAAATGAATCTTCGGTTTTATTTCTGATACTTTCAAATGTTTCCAATGTCTGTTTGTATCTGTCTTCCAGATTAATGACACCAAAAGTGGGTTGCATACAAGAGGTAACTAAGAATATATTTTTCATTTTTGAACTACTTTCTCATAACAGAATCTCGGCCAAGTATTTTGAACCAGTGTGCCGGTAGGTGGCATAATAGGATGACTTACAATATTAAAAAAATCATTATTAAACTTCGCACCTATCCACATTTCTGGTTTGTTTCGGTTTGAATCAAATGTGTTTAATGGTGTCGTTCTTCTCATTTCATTCCACCAGTCATTCTCTTTAATGTCCGGAAGTTTATTGATATACTTTGATTTTGTCCACCAGAATCCACCAGAATAGTGTGGAACAGGCCAAGTACCAAAGTTGACACCAGATACTGAATGGTCTTCCAATTTATCTGTACAAAGTTTCCAGTTCTCAATACAACCCCATTGTAGGAACTTTCTCCAGAAGTAATAGTTCACAAAAGGCTGATAGATTTTTTCTTCTCTCATGCGCCATGGAACTGTAATTCCTTTTGCATGGAAATACATGAAATGTGCATCTTCACGTTCGGCGTGGTCTTGCAGATATTTCATCGTCAATGTTTCATCGTGTATATTCTTCTTTTGATAATCAATCTTTGAAACGTGTTGTAGTGATAGGTTTTCTTCTGTATCATCATCTAAGATTATCTTTTCAAGTATTTCAATCTTAGAAAATGTATTACAAATACCCGTGAACATTTCAACTTCTTCTTTTTTACCTATACAAACGACATACATCTTTTCCATATGTTCATATAGGCCAGAATCAATAGTTGCAACTACTTGTTCTAGGAAATGATTGTACCAACAACCTGTTTCTTCGGTTAAGTATATGTGATAGTAAAGGTATTTCTTCATGCGTTTACTTTGAATTTTCTCAGTGTATCTTGTCTATCAACAAAATTTGATTGACGGCCATAATGTTCTTTTAGAATCTCTGGATATCTTTTGTACAAATAATAGTTCATTTCATCCATAGCTCTTTGTTTATCATAGTAACTATCTCTGAATGGTTGATGAATCATACCTGTGTGTACGACATTTGCTGGACACTGAAATAGGTCATAGAATGTTTTATCAATACCCCATGCAATTTCTAGGTCCCAATGACTGGTAAATTCCATTAAGAATCTGAATTTCTCATCAGTAAAGAAACAAGAACCCATTTCAATGAAATTAGTTTCACTAAAATCACAAGTTGGATCATTGAACAAAGGTGCATAAATCAAACTTGAATCTGACGGCATTGATAACTGCCAGTATTCAAACTTAAACTTTTCAGCCAATTCAAGACCTTTATTGAAGTCTTGATAACCAGTAATCAGGTCATCATCAACACAACCGATATAATTGTATTTACCCAAAGGAATATCTTTGGCCACTTCTTTCATCAGTTGCCATTTGTGTCCCTTAATGCGAACCATATGGTCATAAGAGCCAGGTTCTGGAACAAAATCATTGTAAACAACCAAAAGAGTTTCATAGTTCCGTTCATTGTTTGTCCAACGCCAATGGTCTTCCTGTTTCCAACGTGGGTCGTGTGGCATCTCCATACCAACAGGACAGATAATTAAATTAGCCATTATTCAACCTTAAACTCTGGGAAGTAACGTACAAAAATATCATTCTTGTTTGGTCGGATATTCTTGGTTCTCATTTTGATTTCATTGTAAAAATTCCATGCAAGAGGAATGATACAAAGTTTATCAACGTCACCAAATTCCGATTTTAGATATTCAGTACCAAAGATAGGCACAGAACTTCCAGGTGTGAACATTCCTTGTTTCAAAGGATTGTCATCAATAATAAAGTCAGGACCTTCTTGTGCAAAATTCATTAGTGTATTACCTTTGGCCGGTGCACCATAACCAACCACAGGAACACCAGTATTTCTCATATCTCTAATGATTGATGCAAATTGTTTTACATTATTCAAACAATCAGTTGCATAATCTTCGTATGTCTTTTCAGTGTAAAGACCTTTTTGTGCCTCAAGTTCAATTAGATTTGAAATGTGTGCAGGTGCAGATTTTGATTTTGATATGATGAAGATATAACTTGTTCCATGTACTGGACTCTTAACAACATCCACCAAGTTCAAATTGGCTCTCTTACAAAGAGCATCAATTGATTTGATATTATAGAAAGAGAGGTGTTCATGGTAAATTGTATCAAACTCACCATTCAGAATCATATCAGACTGTGATGTGGTTGCAAACAATAAACTATCATCATGCATTACGTTTCTGACATTCTCCAATAATTCCAATTGATTGAAGTTGTGTGCAAATGCGTTCTGACAAGTAATGACATCAAATTTCTTATTACCAAATTCTTTGCCTGTGAAATAGTCACAAACAATGGTATGATTCTTTGATGAGGTTGCATATAGATTTTCAGCTGGGTCAACACCAAAAGTGTATGCACCATATTTTTTGAAGTAGTCTAACTGACTTCCATCATTACAACCAATGTCTAAAGCAGAAACTGGTTTTGATCCATACTTTTCAGATGCAAATCTGGCAAACCAATCAAAATAATCCAATTGTGTTTTTGTTGTTCCTGAAACATACAAGTAATCTTTGAACATTAAATCGGGGTTAACACGATGTGTCAGCTGCACATGGAAACAATGTTTACAACGATTAATCGCTAATGGATAATCTGTTAAAACTTCGTCTTTAGTTTTCTTATAGGAATTTGCTAGTGGTTGTGAACCCAAATCCAAAACAGGAACAAGTTCTGTACTACCACATGCAATACATTCATTAATTACTTCGCAATCATTCATAGTTCTAGCCACCTTGTATTCTGTAAGTACCAATCACTTACTTGTTTAATTCTTTCACTAAATGCAATCGTTGGTTCCCAACCTAACGACCTCATTAGACTACCATCCAGTGCATAACGCAAATCATGTCCTGGTCTTGAGTTATGGAAATCAATCATTTCATAATTCAATTCTTTACCTTGTGCTTGTGCAACAAGTTTTGCTAAAGTCAAGTTATCAACCTCTTCTTTACCAACGATATTAAATTTGGCACATTTAGCGTGGCCATAGTCAGACGGTGATTGTGGTTTCTTTGTAATCAGGAACAACAATGCTTCGGCAACATCAGCTGCATGAATATAGAAACGACTACCTGCCTCTGTACGGTCCGCATTTGAGTGAATGTAAATCTTTTCGTTTTTGCGGACACGGTCAACACACAAAGGAATAAACTTCTCTGGAGTCTGACGTTCACCAAACACATTCATTGTGTGTGTAATCATCATAGGCATCTTGTATGTGTTTTCATATGCAACACAAAATTCTTCGGCAGCTGCCTTAGATGCAGAATAAGGATTTGTAGAATTGTATCTTGCACGTTCATCATATGCAACACCTGGAGGTGCAGAACCAAAGATTTCATCAGTACTGAAATACAAGAATGTTTCCAAACTATCTAATCTACGAGAAAACTCAAGTAAGTGTGCAGTACCAATGGTATTGTCTAGAATGAATTCCATCGGATGTGTGATTGAACGGTCAACGTGTGACGAAGCCGCAAGATGAAGAATAGTATCAATCTTACCATTCTTGTGAATGAAGTTACCAACCAAAGGATTAATTTCAGCCTTCAGGTCGTGAAAAACAATGTTAACACGTTTTCTGGTTTGTGCATCATATTTTTCCAACACTTCACTTAAACGATTCAGATTGCCAGAATAATCTAAACGGTCAAGTGTAGTAATATTCCAATCTGTTTTCTGAATCAACAAATCAATAACGTGGTGTGCAATAAATCCACAACCACCTGTAATCAAAACATTTTTACTCATATCAAACTCCAATAATTATTTTATCCAGTACCAAACATCTTTTTCAGTCAAAAGAATTTCTTTGCCAACTTGTGCTGCAAACTCTTTGGCTGCACGATTAACACCTTCAATTGCAGTGAAATCATGTCCTGCAAATATACCACCTGTTTTCAACTTAGAATAGTAATTTGCACAGTCTTTAGTTAATTGTTCGTATGTATGTAGGCCATCAATAAAGATGATATCAAACTGTTCATCTACAAACATCTCAACGGCATCATCAGATGTCCTACGAACCAATTCAAAACGATTTGAATAACCATCCAATCGTTTCAATACATTATAATACATTTCTTCACGACCGGCAAGATGATTCCCGTTCCAATCAACATAATTTTCATATGGATCAATTGAAGTCAAATCAAGTGTTGGATTGGAGTCAAGTAGAAAATTACTTGTATCACCAATATCACAACCTATTTCTAAACCAACTGGATTAACCATGTTCTTAATCATGGCACCAAGGCCATAACCTGAACATAGATTTTGTGTGCCAAAGGCTTGTGTTTCTGTATTGAATCTAATAACGTCACTCATTATACTGTCCTATATGTAAAGAAATTGTTTGGGTCTTCCTGGCCGAACTTGTCCATTACCAATTTTTTCCAAACTGGTACACGGTCATATTGGTGTACAATACAATGTGGTGTTCCATCTGTTGTGGTAATCTGTTTTGTTTCGTAATTAAAGATTGGTTCTGGTTCAGTTAAGAATGGCCTGAATTGTTTTATCTTTGATGGGTCACCAGTTGTACCAAGTTGTACTGCCCATCCATCTTCTTGGTTGGTAAACAACACACTATCTTTATATGGTTGTGTGTTCAGTAACACATTATAGACCGCCTGGTCAACGATAGGAATTGGCCTGTTGATTGCATTAGTGAATATGTTGAAACACATATCTCTAACATAATGAGATTTACCACCAATGGTTCCTACGTTAAAAATGATGTTGTCTTTGAATCTTTGATAAACTTCTGGTCCGTAAGTTTGAAGTAAGTTTTCATCACCCCACGATTCATCTTTGTATCGTATGGATTCCGAACCAGCTACCAAAGATTTGTCACCTCTGTTATCAACAATCCATTTACATGGATCTCTTTGGAAATAAACATCTTTAACATCGGTGGTTACAACAATATCATATATTGGATTACGATAAAGATAATCATAGATTGACCAGAACCTTGCAACATGAATTGGTGCATTGATTTTTGGCATTGCAATCAATTCAAAACCATGATGTATGAGATGTTCACATGTATCATTTGATGCATCACCAACAATCATTACTTTACTGCCTTTGAAGTCACACAAATCAATAGATTCAACCCAAGGTTTTAATTGATTGTAATTGTATCCTGTAAAAGCACCGATTATTAAATTTTTCGCCATGGGAAAACTCCATTATATTTGTCATTCATTATTTTATTACCATTGTGGAAAAAGTCTGCGTTAACAGAACCTGGATTTCCATCTACCCTATAATTCACTGTATACTTACCAGTACAATCAAAATTAGGAAAGTATTGTGAAAGAGCCTGTAACCAAACTCTATCTTGTCCCCAGCCACCATGCCATACTTGTGCTAATTTTATCGCAATTTCTGTCCTAAGGCAATAGCAATTAGTATCTATATGGTTAGTTCCATGGTAAGTTTGCCATTTACCAAGTGATTCACAGTCATCATTGGTGATATAGTTACCATCTTTGTCACAGATTTTTCTAAGGGAATATGTCCAATCAAGTTTCTTTTCTTTGATTGTGTTGATACACATTTCTACGTGTTCTGGTTCCAACCAACAATCTTGGTCCAGATACAGTACGTAATCGGTATCAATCAGGTGTGTGAAAGCAGCATAGACTCGGTGGCCATAGAATCCGTTGGCACCGACATTGATGGGTAGATAACATCTTTCCAAGTTCTTTCTGGAAAGAAAATCATCTGTAATGATTCTTGTTTTGGAATGGTGTTTGATGCCATCAGCGACAACATAACATTTTGTTTCATAGGTTTGTTCAAGTACGGATTGAACAGCCCCTTTCAACTCCGGTACACCCGTAGTTGGTATAATCACAGTAGCACTCATAATCAACCTCTAGTCAGTTTTAATATCTTCTCTATTTGTTTTTCAATTGCAGGTTTACGGTTAGGCCAGTAGATATATTCTTTATCACCTGTACTATGTAGTTTCTTTAGGAAAGGGATAATCATCTTCTCCACTTCCGATAATCGTGTTTTATAATCATCAGCAGTCTCGGCTGTCTTGTTGATTACTGAATTGTATTCCGCTTCGGATACAGCAGAGAAACCAAAATCATCTTCCAGATCCTGGTATTCTTTCATAACTTTATCAAATTCTGTTAATGGCATAATTATTTGTAAGAATAGTCACACATCATACGAGTGGGATAACCATCACCACCTTGTGTATCACGTATGTTTAGTTTAAGAATGTAATGACCTGTTTCAATTTCCATGTCAATACGTTTACCCAATCCTGATTTACCTCCATAATATACATTACAAGATGTAGGTGTTGCAGCCTCTGTCATATATTTTTTATCAATCTCATATACTTCTGTCTTACTAGTCAGCTTATGAACAATAGTATAACCATGGCCAACACCAGAAATTAAAAAGTTTTTCAGTTCATTTTTTTGTTTCTGTGACATTGTTTTCCAAACATCTTCAACATAACCTTTTTTAAGATTACCGTTATAAATGTCACAAAATAGAGCATCATTGATATTAAACATATTGAGAATCTTCAAACCATCTTTATTGGTAATTCTACCACTTTTAATTTCTTGAGGTGAAAGAACGGTACGAATACCAGAATTAAAGAATGTAACTGTACCACCTGTTTTCAAACTCAAATATATTTCATTTTTACCATCACATACCAAAGTAACATCGGTAACAACTGGCCCCAAATTATTATCAGTTATTGGTATTTTGGATGAAATTAAAACTTGTGGTGAAAAAATAAATGGTCTTTTATTATTTAATTCACCAACCATTTTAACTTCAAGTTTTTTGCATTTATCGAGTTTGTGTAATTTTACAATATCATTAACCGCTTGTGATAATTTTGCATCAGCAATTTTATTTCCACCCCACCATTCTTTGATGGCTTCAGCCAACTGTCCTTCATATGCATTACCTTTGTTCTGTACACCTCGGCCGCCAGATGAACCAGAACCAAATTTCATTGTAATTTTTGATACTTTGGTTTCTCTTTTTATTTTTCCAAGGTCAATTTCGGTTTGTAAATCTCTTGTCACATTAATCTTAGCAATAGATGCAGGATCAATATTGATTGGTGACTCAACTTTCTTAAACTTATCTTTTAGGTAAGCAAAGACATTGATGATTTCATCTATCTTTGCTTTATCACCCTTTAGTGTTTGTTTAATCTCGGTTGCAGTCTTTGGAAAAAATGTATAGGCCATGAATAACCCTCAAAGAAAGTATTTATCTGATAATTTGGATGTCCTTTCCAGATGTCCAAATCTCCAGTTCTGTTTTTAACCGGTTCTCATTGTACAGAGTTTCATACCGATTGCAAGCCTTATTTCGCCACCATTCAATCAAGTTTACCAGATTGTGTTTTTCATAGTTTTCACCAGGAATAAGCACGTCCGTCTTACAGTTTACATAGTCAACCATGTTCTTAAAACCATAATCACTAGTATAATATCTTTTCTGCTCTGTCAACCCTTTAGCCTTCTCAATCGTTGCTTGGAATGTGCCGCCTTCAGGAGTACCTTTAAGTGCTGCTTTAGTAAGTGATATAATCTTCATGGAGATTTTTAGCTTCTTACTAGAAGCATCATCCTCAACCAAAGGACCAGTCCTTGTTTGTACGAAATCACGGAGTTCTGAATAAGGTTTACCGTGCATCATAGGTAGAAAATCAGAATCAGTTAAACCTTTGTAACGAATATATGGTTTCATACCATCATATTGTGAAACAGTCTTGGAACTTCCATAGAGACTTGTTGTTTCAAACAGACAAAGGTTCATATCATATTTCTTATTCACAATCTCACGTACCTCATGTGATGTGCAGATTGCAGCCAGAAGTTTACCACCAAGGTAATTGTAACCAAATGGTTGTGCAGGTACGATAACAAAACCCATCATTGCAGAGTTATTGAACCGTTTACCCCATGCAGGATTCTGTGTAAACACTTGTCCAAGCATATCATTACGAGGTTTACAGTTGATTACAGGTGAACCAAGACGGATGAATCCTACGTACTTTCCTGTGTTTGTTTCACGCACAGCAAGTTTGACATTACGACCAACTGGTGGAATGTTTACGTGTGATGAGGTAATGTTTAGTAGATTAGTCCATGTTTCATTATCAATTTCAATAGCTTCAAAATCCATATCTTTTGGATGCATGGTGAAATTCTGAAACAACTCATCTTCAATTGGAAACAAAGGATTGGATGGAAGTTCGGCCAGAGAATTCAATTTCTGGTCACGCATATACTCATCAATACGGTCAAAGTTACCAAAGTAATCTTCAAATACTTTGGCACAATGTACTGCATCATCAAATTCTAATTTCATACCTTAAATCCAGTAAATTGTTTTTTCTGTGGTTTTTCACGGTCACCAAATGTGTTCAATGGTTTATCTGTATGACCTGCATCAGCCAAACCTTCTTGTGCTGATTGTTCAACATCATACAGTCTCATCTTTGCTCGGTCAATACCCAAAGTAAATCTTTTATGAAATGTTGGATCGGCATAACGATTCTTTAATTGTTTCACCATAATCTGGCCAAGTTCTTCCAGTTCTTCGGAAGAAATCAAAGCAAACATCATATCTGCGGTTGCCGGCAAACCAAAAGACTCACTTGTGTCCTCAAGTCCGGGATCGGAAGAAGTAAATCCACTTCTAGTTGTTTGTGTCGCAGAAACAATAGGTACTCCGAACTCAACGGCAAGACCTCGCAACTCCTCGGCGATGGATTTAACGTAGGAATATGAGTTGACATTTGCTCCTGCTTTAATCCTAGAACTACAACAAATGTTAAGATAATCAATAAAAATAATATCAGGCACGAAAGACTTTTTAAGATTAAGTTCATTGAGTAAGGCACGAAAATGTATGCTGCTTGCAGACGCTGTTGGATACTCTTTAATGATAAGTTTGCCAACAGTCTTTTCACGAAGTTTAGAAATCTTTTTATCATACATATCTTTCGGCAAACTCATAAGGTCATCAATAGTCACATTCAACATATTGGCATCAATACGTTCAGCAATCTTTTCTTCAGCCATTTCCATGGTGATGTACAAGACATTCTTGCCTAGTACCATGGCACCAGCCGCAACGTGACACATGAACAATGATTTACCAACACCAGTTCCTGCAAGAGCAATGTTCAGTGTTTTCTTTGGTAAACCACCTTTCGTTATCTGATTAAAGATATCAAGGTCAAATGGAATTCTTTCTTCTTTTCTATGATAGAATTCATATCGTTCATCGGAGTTTTCAAGGTAATCGTGGCCAACGGAAGTATCAAAGGTTACCGCCAAGGCGTCCGATAATATTTTGGGAATCGAGCCTTTGTCATTCGTTTTGTCCTTACCATCAAGGATTGAAATAGACCCCAATACAGCGTTGTATATGGCCTTTTCTTGGCAAAATTGTTCGGTCTTGTCAACAAGCCATTGAACCTTGGATTCTTCACCTTTAGTTTTCTCAATCTCTTGTAGATAAGTTTCACACTTCTCCACTTCATCATCTGTGAGATTTCGCCTTTCTTTGACGGCCAATACAAGTGCTTCAACCGTTGGCGGAGAATTGTAATTGTTTGTGAATGATGTAATTTCATCAAAAAGTGTCCTGTCAGTTCTGTCTGTAAAATAATCTGTCTTTAGAAATGGTAATACTTTACGTAGGTAATCATCATTGTAGATTAGGTTTTTTAAGATTGTTTGTTCAAGTCGCATAATATTCCATATAAATAGGTGTAGGTCGCCGAATTGCCGTTCGCACCCACTCTAACATCTTTTGAGGAGATATCAGCATGATTATATATACAATTTACAAATGTGTCAATACAATAAACGGTAAAGTTTACATAGGTTTTGACAGTCAATGGCCAAATAGGCAAAAAATACATAAATCTAATCATAAAAAGATGCGTTATAAATTTTATAATGCAATTTCAAAACATGGTTGGGAAAATTTTGAATGGTCAATTTTATATCAATCTAAAGATAGAGAACATACTTTAAAAATTATGGAACCATATTTTATTGCAGAATATGATTCATTCAAAAATGGATACAATTCAACTTTGGGTGGTGAAGGTGTTTTTGGATTACATAGAATACAATCTGATGAAGAAAAACAAAAAAGAAAAATTATTATGTTAGGTAATCAAATTGCAAAGAATAAAGGCAAACCATTAAGTGAAGAAAGAAAACTATTATTAAGTAAACCTAGAATCAATTGTGTTCTACCTTTAACCGAAGAACACAAACAAAATATATCAAAATCTAATATTGGAAAAACAAAACAAAAAATTCAATGTCCTCATTGTAATAAAATTGGTGGTTTTCCTCAAATGAAACAATGGCATTTTGATAAATGTAGAATTAATTAATTGTCTGTTCCAGCTTCATCAATTACTTCCTGTTCAATGTTAGATGACATTATTTCTACCAATA